CCGGCATGCTGCTCATGAAGCCCTCAAACGCACCAAGAGGCTGACCGTCACCCATCCTCGACCGGATTTCATCAGCCTTGCGCTGGACGTATTGCATCATCTCATCAGGAGGAACTTGCGGCTGAGGCGCCATCTGTTGTTGAGGTGCAACCGGGCCAAAAGCCATTGGATTGATCGGGGTCATAGCCAAAAGCTCTGGCGGGAAGTTAGCCATCAGACTCAGCCTCAATTTGCGTTTTCATTAAGACCTTCTCGCGCTCAAGAGCAAGGTCGGCTTCTAGCTTGCGAACCTTGGCCTCGAGATCGGCGTTAGTTTTGGCCTGACTGATCTCCATGTCTGACCTTGCCTTGGCCTGACTGATCTGAATGTCAGACTGGGCTTTGGCCTCCTTGCTCTGAATGTCAGCACTTGTCCTTGCTTGAAGTGCCTGTGCCTCAAGTTGTGCGAGCTGTTGTGCGTACTCAAGTGGCCCTTGCTGCTGGCCTTGCTGCTGAGGTTGAAGTGCACGGATCGCTTGCATCTGAGGAGCTTGCTGGACAACCTGCGCGGCGCGCTGGCTGATCAACATGTCGAGGTTCGGATCGATGTCCTCAAACTTGAAGTTGCCGTCACGAACATCCGGGACATCCGGCAGCGGAACACCAATGCTGGCTTCCATCCGAGAGCGGTAAAGAAGTGCGATGTGCTCTGCAACGTGCGCAACAAGAACTGGCTGCAAGGCAGCAGCCCCAGGATTGCCGCCCAACGATGGGTCAGACAGAAACTGAACATGAACGGCGATGTGCGAGTCGTGGTCCTGCTCCGGGAAAGCTCTGATCGGCTTGCCATAGAGCACACTCATGTTCTCGTCGATCGGATCTATGCGAGGTGCTTCTGCTGGCTCTTTCAGAATCTCATCAATGTTCTGAATGCGAATCGCCTCGTACATCCGCTTGTAGGCTTCGTACATGTCATGAAGCTCTGGGGCGGACCTTGCCATCTCGAGGATGGCTTGTGCTTGGGCAATGCGCTGGGCAGTAGAAAATATGTTGGGGTCACTGACCGGGACAACATCAATCCGCTTGTCAAAGTCAGTGGCAAAGATCTTGTTGCTTGAACCAGAGACCGCAAAGTCAAAACTCTCTGGAAGGTTCTCTGCGTTCAACTGGGCAATCAGCTTAAACTCTTGTCCTTGCGAATTGTGAAGCCTCTTATGAATCGCAGAGAATGATTTGCTGCCTTGCTCAATCAGAGCAACTGTTGAGCCGACAGGGGCATTGGGGTTTACGTCGCCAACATTCAGGTCTGCCGTGCTGGCAAACCGCTGGCCAATATCAACAACATATCCGAGCAGTTGGAAAAGAACCGACGATGGCTCTTTGAACGGCAAAGGCATGATCGCCTTTTTGACATCGTCAACTGTCGCCTCAAGGTCAACGAACTCACCAGGACTGACATCAATCTCGCCACCACTGACCCGGCCCTTCAGCTTGAAGCCACCCTGCATGTTGGAGAATGCAGCTGAATCAAGAAGGGCACGCAAAGCCCCAGTCGCAGCTTTTCCGAGACCGCCGATGATGTGATAGAGGCCAAAGCCATAGAAGCCCAGGCCGGGCAGGAACTTGTAGCTGACAAACCAGTCACGGCGCAGCTTCTTCTCGTCTTCCTGTCGCCAGTTCCGGCGGACGCTTACGACCTTGTCGGTGTCGTAATCGATCGTGACAACGTAAGGCAGGACATCATCGCCCTCGACATCTTCGTAGACGTGCATCTCGAGCAACGTAACGATGTCGTCTTCTGCATCATCGCCCTGAGTGTTTACGCCCTCGATCTCGCCGATCGTATCGCCAGACGGGTCGCCGCCGTCACCTGTGAATTTGACTGGGAGGTACCAACCGGCATCAACGTAACGGTCATACTCATTCTTCGGCATCCGGATCAGTTGAGTGTACCGAGGCGAGGTCTGGAGATCTTTGCTCTCAGGCGCGACAACAAAGTCTTCTGCCTTCACGAACTGCGAGCACTGCCTGTCAAGGTTTACGTCCCACCAGACTTTCTTAAAAGTTTGGCCAACCAATGGCAGGTGAAACAGCATCTGGTCCAGGTCAGGGAAGTACTCGGGCATCTCCTGTGTAATCTGGTAGTTCATGAATTCACGAACACGACGGGCTTGGTCTTCAGTCTCTTCGTCCGGCTGGCCGATGATCGTAGTTTTCACCGGGCCACCGGCAGGATAAAGTTCGGCGATCGCTCGTGCATTGAACTGTGTGGCAGCTTCAGCGATGAGCGGGTGAACGACAATGCTCAATCCACGACTTGCACGAAGATCCTCGCCCTCTTGCAATCCACCTTCAGGGTCAAGAGTCTTCAGGCCATCTTTATATCTCTGCTCCCATTCAGAGCGAGCAGAACGATCGGACTCGTAATATGAGACGAGCCGAGAGGCCACTGAAGCGAGTTGTGTGTCCGGTAGGTCCTCAGCGAGGTTTGAGTCAAACTGGGGATCAACCTCTGGCGGCAGATCAAGATCAGGATCGCCAATCAAAACTTCGTCGTTGTCTAGTTGTTCAATCTGCAAGTCATCAGTGGGAGTGCTTTCGGCAAACGGCGCAGGATCAGCCACTGATGGGAAGTCGCCGGTCTTTAGGGTTTGTGGCTGTCTAGCCATACAAGCTCATCCTTGTAACTGGTTCCTCGTCATCGTCCTCGTAATCTTTCGAGTGTGTGACGAACCAACCCTTGCGAAGCCGCAACCAAGCCTGGGTGCATGTGTCAACAATATCGTCATTGTCACCAGCTGGGAATGCGGCACAGATGTCTATTAAATTTTTACCCCAATTCTTGTCAGAAGGAAACCAGATTCTTCCGTCTTCAAGAATTGCGCTGCTGGCATGAGCGCGAGCCTCTTTGTCTCTGTCTGGGGAATACTCAAGAACAGGGATGCCGGCCATGCGCAAATCTTGTATCAGGCTCTGGCCAGAAGCCTTTTTCTCAATGAGAACTGCGTCCGGTTCAAACTCATTATAAGACTCTTGGGCAATCTTGCGCAGCTCCGGGTAGGACACCCGGTCGTACCACATATCAAGCACGATCGCGTTGACTTGGCCATTCTTGCGAAAGACACCCCATGTTGTGCGAGCAGAGTAAGATGATTTTTCTTTTGTGCTGAATGCCGTGTCCCAAGACTGAATGACATACTCGATGTCTGGCAGAGTTTCTTTCTCCCAAGGCACCCACCACTCAGCCTTCAAGATCCCGCCACCCCTGGGCATCGGTCGCTGCTGAAGTTGCCCGGCTGCGGCGTAAGACCCCAGAGACTTCTCAAGATTGTCTAGGGTCCGCTCATCAATTCTCTCTGGCCAGAGCAGCTCGCCGTCTTCTGTCCTCGGGTCTGTGAAGCCCAGAGACGAGACCGTCATAGTCGGGTGACCAACCTCGTACCTCGCCGGAAGGCACAGATGATCCCACTGCTCAAAGTGGTTCTCGATTATGTGGCCGGTCAAATCATTCTCATGCACTCGCTGCATGATGATTATGAATGCGCCGGTCTTCGGGTCATTGAGGCGAGACTGCATGGCTTGGTCCCACCACTCGAGCACGCCTTCACGAACAGTGGAAGACTCTGCCTCCCTGACGTTGTGCGGGTCATCAATGATGATTATGTCGCCGCCTTCCCCAGTCAGTGCGCCGTCAACTGAGGTCGCGATCCGCTGGCCGGTCTTGTCATTCTCGAACCGCTGCTTCTGGTTTTGGTCGCCAGTCAGGACAAAACCCTCGCCGAAGTGCTCACGATACCAAGGGCTGGAGATCAGGCGGCGACACTTGACCGAGTCACGAATGGACAGGGACGAGGCGTAAGAGGCAAAGAGAAATCGTTTCTCTGGCTGGATCGTCCAAGTCCACGCAGGGAGTGCAACCGCAACAGAGAGCGACTTCATGTGGCGAGGCGGGATATTGATGATCAACCGGCGGATGTCACCTTCAACAACAGCCTGAAGATGTTCGGAGATGGCATCGATGTGCCAGTTGTCGTAGAAGGGTCGCCCTGGCTCAATCGTCGGCCAGCAGCTCTTGGTAAACTCCTTCAGCGATCTCTTCATCTTCTCCGCTCTCACTTGCGTCAATGACAGCGTGCTCAAGTACCCGTTCAATTGTTGTGAGATCATCGTCATTCAATTTGCTGATATCCAGCACCTTTCTCTCTTCAATCTGGGCTTTGATCTCGACGGCTTTGAGATCCGGGATACATTTACCTAACAGGGTCTTCGCAGCCATGACACGCAGCTCTGGGTCTGCGGAAATGTTGCCAGCTGCCGCCGCCAAGCCGTCCGCACCTTTTGTGTAGACGGGAAAGATCTCCTTGCCAGCCAGTACAGCTGCGAGGAACCCGACAGGGTCGGCCTGACCCATGATCCAGTTAATCGTGGCCGGGTGGTTCCATTTATAATTATTTTTGCGTGCTGGCCTTTTTGTTTTGAGTGGCTCGACAGATTTGAACCGGCCATCCCATCCCTCCGGCTCATCTTTAAGGCGAGACATGGCGTCAGGATTGATCGGTGGCCCCGGCTTCACTGGCCTTTTGACCACGACGCCATGGTCAACCTTCACCGGGTGTTTCCTGGGGCGACCTCTTTTCGGGGTCTGATTTTCATTTTCCAATTGTTTTGACCTGTTTTCAGGGGTCGACTGAGGAATAACCATGCCCCTTTGCGAGGCAAAAGGAAACCCCGACTAGCCGGGAGGCTGCTGCAGGGGCCACAGCTGATTGGAGCAGCTGCTAACACTCGGGAGGTTCAGGGCCGAGAGTGCT